TTCTGAATAAATTCTAATTCACCTTCTTCAAAGATCCAGTCTATTACTTTTACTTCGGCATCGTAAGCCTTTCTAGAAGCACGTTCAATTTTTTTATAGAAATCCTCATCAAACCATTCTGGATATTCTTCCTTTACTTTGTTAATAATATAGATTCCAAGTAAACCATGAACTACTTCTTCTTTTTGTGTTGCTTGGACTACGTTATCAATATCCTTCAGCATATTCTTATGCTTGTTAAATGCTTTAATAACAGCAAATTGGCTAAATAAACTAACGTTCTCAGTAAATAAACTAAACAAAGTTAGTGTCAATGTGTACAACTGCTTATTATCACTTGATGCATTTTTTAAATACTTGCTTAAATAATCAATTCTACCTTGTATAACCGGGTTTTCTAATAAAACAACAAAGTCATCATTTAGTGAAAGTACTTCTAACAAATGAGAATATGCATCTGAATGACGAACCTCACTCTCAGCAAAAGTCATCCCAACTTGATCAAACTCTGATTTAGGAAATTGATCTCCTAATTTACTCCAGAACTTTTTAACTGAAACTTCTATTTGAGCTATGGCAAGCAGTGTGTTCTTTATTGCATTCTTTTCTTTTGTGTTTAACTTGGTATTGAAGTCCTGCACATCACTAGTAAAATTCCATTCTGTGTGGATCCAGTATGAATGCCTGATGGCATCTTTGTACTTAAGGATCTCTGGATATTCAAAAGGTTTAAATGCGACTCTCTTGTCAAATATACTCATATTCTTAATGTATTTAAGGTTGAAAAAATAAGCCCCAAACTAAGAGGGGGCTTAAATAAATATAACCACACTTATGTATTATGGTTTAAGTATTATAACAAAAACTATAAACATAACAAGAATATTTTAATTCCTAATTCCAAAAAAAGAACTAGCACCTCCTGCAGCTTTTGTTGTAACTTGATCAACAAAATTATTTATAGTTTCAACTTCTTTAGCTTCATCCCTAGCATCATTGTCAATTCTAATATCTCCATTATTTGTGTTAACCAGAGCATTAAATGTTAAACCATCTCCTCCATATCTATTTTTAATAAAGTGAAATCTTCCGGTACCTGCTACCTTGTCATCCTTATTTCTTGCAAGTGAAATAATAATATCTGCAATCATAATTTTATCATATGATCCTGCAGCATTATCCCCTTCTAGAATATCACTTTTAGCACCAGTTCTATTAGCTTGTGATGGAGATATAATTGGTATTTTAAGTTCTTTTGCAAGTGATTTTGCCTCAATAAAAACATCATCAATTTCTTCTTTTCTATCTTTTCTTGAAGAACTAGGTCTTAAATAATCAAGATAGTCAATAATAATTAAATCAGGCTTAAATTCTTCAGTTGATTCTAATTGCCTAAGATGCGATTGAATAGTTGCTAATGATGCTCTCTTAGGACTATACTCTTTGATAACAACTGTGCCTTGTAATCCTTTCATTATTTCTTGCACTTCACTTCTATGTTTACCTAAATCTTTAGAATCAATTCCTGTTAGGATAGCATCATATCTTTTTGAAGTATAAATGTCACCCAACTCAAGGGTGTAGTGGACAACGTTAAACCCAAGTTTAGCCGCATATGCACCCATGGCACAAACTACCCAAGATTTACCACCCCCAGGAGATCCAAAGACTAAAACTAAATCTCCTTCGCCATATCCACCTTGTGTCAGTAAATTAAACGGAGCCCATGGAAATGGTATTGTTTTTCTTAACTCTGACCGATATCTAGCTTCAACATCAGTATTATATTTTAATCCTGAATCTTTAGGAACACCTGACTTTACTGCCTTACTAATAATGTTAAAAATATCATCAAAGTTTCCACCACTAGACAACAAGTCAGCCGATGTTATAATAGCACTTTTCATCTGTTGATTTCTGCAGAATAAAAAGAAATGTTTTTTGACGTATTCACTATCAATCATATTCTTCATATAACCCATAATCACATCAACTTCTTTTTTAATCTGAATCTTAAGAACTTCATTTGATACCTTTTTAACTTCAATTGCAAGTGCATCCAAAGTTGGATAGATATGAAACTCTGAATAGTATTTTAAGATTACCTCAACTAAAAATTTATGGGATGCACTATTAAAATCTTCTACAATGATAGTATCAAAAACATCATTCAGAAAGTTATTGTCTGAAAGTAGTAATGCGATAACTTTACTTTGAAAAATACTTCCGTATTCTTCTAAATTTTGCAAATTATTATTGCTCATATAACCGGGTTTATTTATTTTAAATAACCAAAAGAATCCCTTACCCACGATTCGTGAAATGAATCCCCAATCCTATCAACATCTGCTAATAGTTTAAAATTATGGGCCGACATTTCATTCACATACTCAATTGATTCATTAATAGTTTGCTCGTATGTACCATCAATATTTGGATTCATGATGTTCATGATCTTCTTGTTTATTTCAAGTTGATAGGAAAATCCTAGTAATCTCGAATAAATCTTATTACTTGCAATACGTTCCTCTGATAATCTATAAATTTTATCCAAAGTGACAACATCACAAGTTCCCATTTCAGGAAATAGTTTTAACGTAGTCTTTTCTTTCATTCCTTGAACACCAGGAATATTATCGGATATATCACCAATCAAAATCTTTAAAGTAAGAAAGTTATGTGGATAAACTCCAAACTCATTAAAAATGTAAGTTTCATCGACTAACATCTTAATTCTTGGATTATATACCTTGACATTCTTTTCAACAAGCTGATAATAATCCCTATCCGTAGATACAACTATAACCTCTTCTTTTTCCTTGTATTTATTTGATAGGTATCCAATTACATCATCTGCTTCATAGTTTGATATAGAGACCAAAGATACAGGTAATTGTTTCAAGTATTGAATCAATCTTCCCATCTGATTTTCCATTGATTCCTCTTCTTCTTCCTTTGAGTTATGAATCTTATAGTTGATAACTCTTCCCGTTCCTCTATTTGCCTTGTAGTCAGGATATAAGTACTTTTTATTAGTACTATTACCTTCTCCATCAAAAACTAATATTATTTTTCTAGGCTTAAAGTCTCTTACAATAAATCCAAGTGACCGGAGGAATCCAACTAATCCGCCTATATGATCCCCATCTCTATTGATGTGGGTGCTAACTGAATAGCTTCTTATAAACAGATTAGTTGAATCTATAATTAAAACACCGGTTGGTGTTACCTCGGTCTTCTTTTCCAGGTTACTAAATATAGAATCTAAAAAAGATTGATCTATCATTCTGTATCTTCTACAGGTGATGTAAATTCTACAATACTTCCACTTTCCTCCCACTCAGAATTATCTTCAATTACATCAAATTTACCTTCACCTAAGATCGATACCCATTCATGAGAATGATCCTTCTTATAAGCATCAAGTTGTTTTTTGTCATCTTCAATAAATCCATGGATAGTCATAATAACACGACCATTTGTCTGAAGACCAGTAATATGATTTTTGTCTACTGAAACTTTTGTTCTTTTAGCAAACTCAACATCTTTACCGTTCTTGGTGGCCTTAATCTTACTTGTTCCACTATTAGTTACGTTACCAAATGTAACCATTAGAGTAGCATCATAAGCCATAGACTCACCACCTTTATTCTTCATCTTTGGTTGTTCCATGAAGGTAGCAGGTTTTGCAACCCATGTCTTATTAATTACAATCATCGTATTGGTATAAGGATAATTTTCTTTCCTTGATAGCAATATTTTTTGATTAATGTAGTTTCCAAACTGAGTAGACATTGCACCTGCATTCCATTCATTATTGTTCTTGTTAGACTCAACACTTAATTTACAAGGAATTGATCCAACCGAATCCCATAAAAATAAAAGGTCGTAGGGTAGATTACCTTTAGCTTGATGATCTAATAGATTAGCAATAAATCCAGCAACATCTTCAATAGTATTTAAAGAAGACCTATCTGAATAAATGAAGAATCCTTCATAATCTGTAATTTCTCCTGTTTCTTTATCTACTACATCATCTACTTGGAATCCCATTTGCTTTGCATGATGCCAATTCCACTTCATTTCAGTAATAATAAACACAGGCATTACTGCCATCTTCTGGGCAGACACGGCAGCCTCTAAGAGGGCCGTAGTCTTTCCAGTGTCAGTGTTTCCACGAAAAATAGTAATGTGTCCTTTAGGAATTCCCGGAACGGATAAAACTTTTTGGAACGCAGGACTTAGTGGAATCCATTGTTGTTCTTTATATTTAGTAGCATTGTCTAAATTATTAGATTTCTTGAATGCATTTAAATTAAAGCCCGTTTTACTAATTTCCGCTTGTGCGGTTGACTTTTGAGTTTTACCCATTATTCTTCATCTTGAAAGTATGAATCAAAACTTTCAGCAACATCCTTTTTCTTTTGATCAACTGGAACATCAATAGTTGCTATTCCCTTAGAAATATTATCTGTAGGAGTAGAAATGTTTACTTTTTCTTGATTATCAGAAGTATCAGCATCTTTTTTCTTTGAAGCTAATGAAACCTCTCCAGTTTGAATTTTAATCAAGTATTCCTTAATCAAATCCTTCATAGTAACATAATCCTTTTTGTAAACAGCATACTCATCAAGAATGTTAGGCTGATTTTCCAACAATGATTTAACCAAATTAGCATCATCTGATAATGGAGATGTTACCGGCCTTGGGAGACAACTTGCTACTACAAAGCCATTTCCATTTGGATTTTTGGAAAAATTAACACTAAAGTCACGACCTTGATAAACATCCGTAAAATCACCATACTCAGGATCTTCTAAAATTTTAACTAACTGAGTGTAAGTCTCTTTTCCAAATCTCCAAATTTTAATTCCACTGTTTTCTTGACCACGAATTACAATAGGAACATTAAAACGAGTAGTAGAACGTAACTTTAAAGCAATTTTCCAATCTTCATTAGGACGACCATTTCTAGTTTCATCATTACTCTTTTTTCGAATAGCTTGTACTACTTCTTCAACTGGGTCAGGCTCACCCCAGTTCTTTGGAGAAACTGTTCCCCGATCCAAATATCCGTAGCTTTCTACTTCAAAAAATGGATTTTCTAGATTGTGAAGGTAAGGAACAATACGAATACGATATTCTCCTGCTTCTGGTTGAAAAAAACAGTTTTTTCTGTTTCCTCCATTACCACTTTTGTTTACTTCTTCTAATCGCTTTTTGATTAGATTCAAATTGATTCCACTCATAACTATTATTGTTTAACTGTTAAAAAAAAATTTACGCACTAATTTAAACAGTAACCTAGGCCACTGAATATCTTTTATACAAAAGTAAAACTCTTGTACTAACTTTCCAACTCTATAATCTTGAAAATTTTGGTTTCAATGTGATTGAACTTTTTGTTCTTTGTAACAAGTAAGCTATTTCTATATTTTTCCCATGGGATCATAAACTTATTGTCTAATATACCTTCATTTAAAATTTTTATCAACTCATTTAAGCCATCAATACTGTACAATGTATTTGTTCGTTTTACACGATGGGCTTGAATAGTGTTTGGTAATTTTGCTTCAGAACTAGTATTATTTAAGTCAGTATTATAAGTTAATATAAATTCTTTATTTTCTAAATTACAAGATTCTAAAACAAAGATCTTGTTGTAAAGTATCTGATATTTGTTGTTGATCGTGTTGATATGTCCTTCTATATCGGACTCTACACAAAATGTGCAGAATAATTTATTATTTTTTATCATAACTTACCATAGGTCATTATAATTGCTTCCATATTTTAATTTATATGCAATCTTATTTGTTAAAAATTGATTTATTGATTCTATTATATCTTCTTTCTCATTAATATCCAAATCAAACAAAAATGAGTCATATAAATACAGAATTATTTTTGATTTTTTACCATTAAGCAAAGAAAAAAACTTATTAATTACAGATAAGTTAACGTATGTTTCCAACCCCTGAAGTAGATAGTTGAAAAACTTGGTTGAGTTTATTGAATTAATATGCTCCAATTTATAAACTCTTCCGCTTATATCAAATAAATATTCACCTTTTTCTTGTAATTCACTAAATATTTTTTTTATGTAAGCATCTAAGGCAATAAAAAATGGTATTTTACTGTATTCTTTCCTTATTCCACCATAAATGTTAGAAAATGTTATATTTTTTGCCTTATCGTATTCTTGCTTGGTAAGAGCTTCTTTTTTAAAATATAGCTTTCCTAAATGAGTATGTATATCACCATCACCACCAAAATCATAATTTATCATTTTTGATATTAAATAAACATGATAGGAAGAAAAATCAAGATCCATTAATATATCATTAGATGGAACAAAAGCCTTTCTTTCTCCGCTATCTCTATTTAATGCTAGAAAATTTATACCGTTAAAAGAATTACTAGGTCTACCAGTATAGTTGTATAAATTATAGTAAGTATAAATCCTACCTCTAAATAAACTATAAGCTGGATTGTGAACGTTCGAGAAATGCTCTACAAAGGACTTTCTGTTTAATTTAATACCATTGGACTCTATGATATAAAATAACTCGTTAGAAGTTAAACTAACGTCCTTAAAATAGTTGTATCCTGGAAGA